TCGTCAAAACAATTTAAGATTAAGAGATGTTAAATTAACACATTTTGGTCGAGCCAAAACAATTGAAAGTTCAAAGTCTTTCACTACAATTGTGGGAGGCAAAGGCGCTATAGATGATGTAGAAAAGAGAATTGATCTTCTAAAAGCGGAGATAAAAGAAACTGACAGCTTGCATGAATGTGAAAAGATTCAAGAAAGAGTTACTAGACTTGCAAGCGGCATTGCAGTAATTCGCGTCGGAGCAGCCACTGAAGTAGAAATGATAGAAAAGAGACATAGAATTGAAGATGCTCTGGAGGCAGTAAACGCGGCACAATTAGAAGGTATAGTTCCTGGTGGTGGTGTTGCATTAATCAGGGCGTCAAGTAAATTAAAAATAGAGTCTGATAATGACGACCAAAAACTTGGAGCAAAAATTATTTGTGAAGCAGTTAAAGAGCCACTGAGACAAATGGCTTTAAATGCTGGGTATTCTCCTGATATTCTTATCTCTCTTGTAGAGAGGGCAAAAGGGAATAAAGGGATTAATTTTAATACTGGTAAATTAGCTGATTTGGTAGAATTAGGAATAATTGATCCAGTTCGGGTAACTAGATGTGCTGTTCAAAACGCTGCATCTGTGGCCTCGACTTTAATTACAACTAATCATGCCATTATAGAAGGCTGAGACTACTTATAAGTGTAGACCGGAGGACAAACCAATGCCTGATGATGCCGTCGCTTTTGCCGAAATGAATGGGAAATTTGATCAACTTATGCAAAAATTAGATACCGTAAAAGATAAGCAGGAAGAGATGGCCGAAGATATTGGTAAGATTAAAGAAGCGGTCTACAATCCTGATTCTGGACTTTATGCTCGCCTCAGAGAGCTTGAAAGCTGGAAAGAAACATCCTCTCGCCTCATTTGGATTATAATCACAAGTGTTTCTGGCCTCACAATAGCTACAATTTATAAAACTTTATTTTAATTTTCCTTGACAAATATTTTTCTGTGTTATATAATTATTCGTAAGTAAAGGAGTAGTTTATGCGTGTAAATGTAACTTACTCAGTAGAATTAGATGAAATCAAACAGATACTTCAAGAAATTCTACTGAAGGTAGAGGATGACGTTGAAAATGTCAGTAAGAATTTTTTAACAGCACAAAGCAATGTAAACAGTGAGAATCAGAATGCGGCAATTGCATCTATTGAGAAATGCCGTGAAAACCTCTCTTCAATTGACCATTCTTTATTTGATTGTTGGAATATTTTGAATGGGTATCAAAAAACATTGGTGCAAATGAAACAGCTTAAAGCTATGGAGCAGTCCGTAGCACAAGCGGAAGGTGTTGACAATAATGTTGAAGGTGGGTGATTTAGTTTACGCACCTTCAGAAGTTAGCTTATTGAAGTTTAATGACAACATAAAGCATGATGACCTTACAAAAACATATGTGGGGCCTTCTCCAATAAAGATACTTAAACTGAAGGTGCCAACAAATCTTTTATTGACAGAGACTAATTTATTAGATAAAAAATATTTAAAAGTTCTGTATAAGGGAGATGAGTGGTATGTTAATGAAAATGATATTAAAGCATAGGAGGATATTTTGGTAAAGTTAGTAGAAGTATATGAAAGTTCCAAGGGGCATATACTAAGAGAGGTTTTTGTAAACCCGAAACACGTAGTTTCTTTAAGGGAGGACGCTAGATTCTCAAAAAAACTTCAGGAGGGGCAATTGCCGCCTGAATTAAGAGATGAGCATACTTTTACAAAAGTTACAATGGACAAGGGCTCAACTGGCCTTGAGATAATTGTAGTTGGCGCACCACACATTGTGGAAAAGAAACTCAGAGGAGATCAAAGGAGCTTGTTAAATGGTTGAGAAAACTAAGAAACATTTTACAGTGTATGTGAAGTCTAAATGTCCTTTCTGCGTCAAGGCGCGAGAAGCACTTTGGGAAAAAGGAGTTGACCATACAATTCACATTATGGACAACAATTCGGAAGGTTTAGATAACTTGAAGGAGTTTTATGAGCATCCAACCGTTCCCATTATTTTTTTGGAGAAGAGTGGTAGGGAAAAACTAATTGGAGGCTATACCGACTTAAAGGCTTATTTTGAGCAGGAAAGCGATGATTGAGTGCAAGCTACTTCCAGTAGTTAAAAATAGATATTTTAAAACTAACCCACCTTATAAAAAGTATGGTCATTATGCACGGCCATATTATTCGATAAAGGGGTTACATCAAACATGCTGGATTATAATTACACACATTCTTGTGGACTACGAGCATTACGTTGAACAAGGTATGACTTTGGAAGAGATTGTGATAGAGTGTATTAAGTTTTTAAACCATAGACCCAAGAGTAGATATGGTAAAAAAAGAAAGCGCAAGTCTCTTTACGGCACGTTTCGACCAAAGCCACACTTAGTTAAAGTGCTGGATAAGGAAGACAAAAAATGCCTTCAGGTTCTATTAATAACCGAAGACAAAAAGAATCCAAATTTTTGGGGAGAAGGAGAGGTAATAAATTATTCATGTCGAAGAAAAAGAAGGACATAGTATATACTTTTGAAGAAGGAACGTGGTTGACATATCTTTATAAAATTGAGAGTGATAGAAATATTTTGGAAAACCTTCTGTTCGACCCAGAAGAAGCTCTTCCAATGTATATTAGAAGCATGCTTTGTGAATATTTTAGTTTTCTTCACAACATGGAAGAAGTCATTCACAAAATGGCAGATGAAGAAAATTATGACAAAGGTACAAGCTGTTTTATTATTTCAGAAACTCTAGCACTTCAGTTTACTATGTACATGAAGGCGTTGGTAATTTCTAAAGAGAATATTGCTAACAATAATTATTCTATTTCTCTTCATTAGAACCTACTTACTTTATGGCAGAAATTATATATATTTCCTTTTGGTTTCTAATGGCCTATATTTATGGAGGATTGTCTGAATGGGCACTTCATAAATATATTTTACATGGTCTTGGGAAAAGGAAAAAAAGTGTATTTTCTTTTCATTGGCATTCTCACCACAAAACGTGCAGAAAGAACGAAAACAGGGATGCAAACTATACTAAGCGTCCAATGTCAAAGCCCGTTAAGAAAGAGTTATTTTCGTTATTTTTATTGATTTGGGCGCACTCTATATTTTTATTTATTCAGCCGTATTTTTTTCTTGGCCTCGTGCTTTATGTTTGTCGTTATTTTTATATGCACCGAAAGGCACATATTGATGTTGAGTGGGGTAAAAAGAATATTCCGTGGCACTATGATCACCACATGGGAAGAAATCAAGATGCCAATTATGGAGTTACCGTTGAGTGGCCCGACAAACTATTTAAAACAAGGAAGAAATAATTAATGAGATTATTATTGATAGTGGTTTTTACTATATTTTCTTTGAGTGTAAGTGCCGCGCCGCCAAAGAAATCTACTAAATCTAAATTTTATGATTTTGGAGAACAAATGATCGACGGTGAAATCCGAAAGCCAACAGCACTTTATACAGACGCACGCCAAAAAGCTCAATTCAGTCGGCTCTTGAAGCTAAAGAAATCTTTTTTACCTAAACTTTTTGCAACATCTAAAGAAAAAATCTTCAAATAGAGTAGATAATTATTCTTTTTTCATCTTCCGAACATATGTATTAATAGAGGTGTGAATTTTTATTCGCACTTTCCCACAAATTATATGTTGTGAAACTTTATTTTGAAAGTTTGCTAGGGAGGTGCATTCTTTGTCAACTAGAATAAAAGCTAAGTATGTTTTTTTAGCCTTTGTGCCATATTTTATCTTTTATTTTTTAATTCAATCTGCCATCACGACAAGCCATTATGACCTATTAACATTTTTGGATGCTAAAGTCCCATTCATTCCTCAATTTATTTGGATATATCACACGATCATACCAGTTACAGTAATCACGAGCTTTGTATTGTTTCAGAAAAGAGAGTTATTTTTATCTTTGACATATGCCAATTTACTTGCTGGGACGATACTTTGCTTGTTTTATATATTATTTCCATCCTTTTATCCAAGAGAAGGATTTGTTGATACTACTACTATTTCTGGTCTTTTTGTTGAGTTTACGAGAGCCATCGACGGAGCGCACAATACTTTCCCTTCAGGTCATGTTACATTTTCTTGGTTATTAACTTTTTTTGTTGGATTGTCACAAAAAGGTAGACAATGTTCAATTTTTAGGGTATTATATTTTTGTTGGGCAATTTTAATTTCAATTTCCACGCTAACTTTGAAACAACATTTTTTAATAGATGTGGTTTGCGGAATCTTATTGGCTCGCATTATTTTTCTAATATTTAGAAATATGTTTTCGGCTAGCAGCCAGAGGAATCTAATTACTATAGATGCTGACTTCATACCCCCAAGAACTTCTACAAAAGAAGTGCCAATTGATTGTTAGGGACACACTAAAGGAAAAGTATGTAAATTTATTTGTTAGAAATTTCACTCTCAGAGAGGGAGAAAAAACTAGCATCTCGTGCAGTGTTGCATTTTCAAACGAGTGGGATGATATTTTTATTGAAGGCACAGGCGAAGGTGCAGTTGATGCTTTGTTCACTACTATGGTTAGTGCATTTTCTGAACAATATCGCTCACTTAGCCAAGTAGGTTTTGATGATTTTGTTATGCAAGTTAAATTTAAGACCAATGTGCGTAAGACTGCATCTCCTGTTGAGATCAAAATGGCACTGAAGAATGCACAAGGAAAAGATATATATTTTTCTTCTGAATCCAATTCAATGGTAAAGGCTACAATATCAGTTGTTGTTTCAGCTTGTGAATATCTGATAAATGCGGAGAGAGCCATTGTTCAACTGAGAGAAGATATAAAGGGAGCGCGAAAGAGACGAAGAAATGATTTGATTGAAGCCTATATGAATCAAATGGTTGATTTAGTTAGCATTACTTCATACGAAGAAATTTCTTAATTTTTTTTGTTGACAAATACTTTATTTTTGTGTATCATGTGAACATGAGTAAAAATAAACCTATAATGAGTAAAAATAAACCTATAGTTTGCGCCGATGGATTTACGATGAGTGTTCAAGCGAACGCACACGCATATTGTAGCCCTCGTATCGATAGCGCGGAAAAATATACAGAAGCTGAAGTGGGATACCCATCAGAAGAAGAGCCGTTGCTCCTGAATTGGGCTGAAAACCCTGAAAGACCGACCAACACGGTTTATCCCTATGTACCATCGGATCGGATAACACTTGTGTGTGCCAAACACGGCGGCATCGTCGAAGGGGATTTGCCCAGCGGTATCGCATACTTAGCCGCGTCCAATTTAAAATGAAAGTGGGCGACCTAGTTCTAGTTGGACCAGCAAATGATGGCACACCTAGTATAATTGTAAGCATGGAGGTGAAAGGCCGCCGCTTTGCAGGTTCAGTGGTGATCTTTTGTCCTGATATTCAAGATGAGGTGGTGATGGGCAAGCAATGGCTCACAGTCATCTCTTCTGCATAGTTTTTTTATTTTTTTGTTTTTTTCTCTTGACAATTTCATTCTGGTGTGAGATAATTATAAAAGAACGTGGTAGGAGTAAGGAACCAAATGAAACGAGAATTCATCGAACGAATTAACCAAGTGTTGAGTGTTCATTCAAAACATAGTCTACTTTCTAATTGGGAGGCTGGGTTCTGCGAATCTCTTCTTGACCAAGCAAATCGTGGTCGCAATTTTTCTGAAAAGCAGTTGTCAGTGCTCAGTCGTTGCGAGGAAAAATGCTCTTCAGAGGGAATTGAAGCCGCTGAGAATTGGGCGAGAGATTATGCTGAAAAATATCGTGCAATTGCAATGGTTTGTGCGACCTATTATAACAAATCACAATACTTCCGCAGCTTGTCCTCTCAGGTGCTTCACGACCCTGACTTCGTACCTACTCAGAATGCGTATAAGAAGATGTGCGAAAACAAGTATGCCAAGAAGGTGTTAGCATCTGTCAACAGTGCGCCTAAATACGCCATAGGCAGCACAGTGGAGCTTCGTCAGGGCCAAACCCACAACTATATCTATGCACACTTGGCTAATGTGCCATGTCTCGTCCTAGAAACGCTCTCAGAGGTTGTCACTGCTGCAAAGGGTGGAAAGCAGTATAGAATTCTTCCATATGGGAGAGCAAACACTCTTGTTGTCGAAGAGCGACATATTAAAAACAGCAAACGTAAGAAAAAGGCTAAAAAGACAGTCTTTTCCGAGACTTCCGAGGATATTCCATTTTAATTCAAAAAAAGTGAAAAAAGTTGTTGACATTTCAGAAAAGATGTGAGATAATGTGTCCAAGATAATGAGTTGCCGGGAGGCACAAAGGAGACTTTCAGAATGAGTAGTGATAATGTTGTAGACTTCGCAGACTATCAAAACCGCATTGCAATTGCCAACCTTTCAGATGGCGTTGAAGGCTCTTTTGATGATGACCTTTCTCTTACACTATTGAGGATGTATGAGAAGGGATTGATAACAGTGGGATACAGTGAGGATGGTGAGCTTCTTTTCGAGGCTAGTCCCACCGCAAGCGAAGAAGAATGGAATGATGCGAGAGATGAATTCCTTTCTAATACGCACACTTAGAAAAAAAGTGAAAAAAAGAGAAAAAAGTACTTGACTTTTTTCTTTTCGTGTGAGATAATTATATTCAGAAAGGTCGGAAAACAAAGGAGCTTAATTCGACATGGCAATTGACTTTAAAACATTTCTCTCTTGCGCCCCTCATGTAGTGGCAGTCCGAAAACCCATCCTACTTCGTGGTCGTCACGGAGTCGGCAAATCCGAGGTCGTATATCAAGTGGCCGAGAGCATGGGTCTGCCAGTAGTTGAGCGTCGTGCGTCTCAGATGACCGAAGGCGACCTGTTAGGTATGCCTTCGCCTGAGTTGGTCGAAGTTAACGGCGAACAGGCTTCTGTTTTTCGGCCTTTCTCTTGGCTCATTCAGTCCTGCACAGAGCCTGTGGTATTGTTCCTCGACGAAGTGGACAGGGCTACAACCGAAGTCCGTCAGGGCATTTTCGAGCTAACTGATAGCCGAAAGATTGCTGGATGGACTCTACAT